GGCCCCGGAAGCAGTGCAGAACTTGCTTATATCGGCACCGCGACTATTACCGCAGATAACAGCGGTTCTACTTGTACCGTTAACTACATCGACGGTACAGCGGCTTTGAGCTTTACGCCCACAGCTATTCTATGCGTTCGTACTGGCGGAACCGCTACAGCGACTGTCGGAATTGTTTCAGCTGTAGATGCGGCCAACAGCAATAAAACCTTCACCGTTCAGGGTAGCGCAACGCTTCCAGCTGGAACTGTTACGATTCTGTTTCTGGTGTTTAAATAACTAAAGGGAGAATATATGGCAGGGCAAAGATGTGCAGGAGACAATCACAGATATTTTGTAGCATGTGAGGCAATCGTAGAGGCTGAAGGGAAAGTATCTCTCCTCGGCCTCTGCCTACACTGCAAAGATCCACTCCAGTTGGAGTTTAAAGTAGCTTCTCCTGAAAACTTCATTCGACTTGAAAAAGTAAAGGAAAATTCCGATGTCAACAGTAAGGTTTGAAAAAGGCGCGCTCGGCCAAGCATTATTTGAGCCGGTTCCAAGCCCCGGAGCATTTCAGCTCCGCGAAGGGCACTTTTGGAACGATGCGATACAGAAAAATATTTTGACCCAGATCAACGGCCAAGCAGGTAGCTTGGTTCAGGGTATTAACACAAATATCACCCCAGTCACTGCGACTAACCCCTCAGCGGCTGCGGATTTGATGACCATGACTCTTCCTGCGGGATATGCGAATATTCTAGGGAAAAATCTTTACGTTTGGGGTGCGGGGAGCTATACAACCGCTGGTGGTCAAACACCGACTTTCAGGCTTCGAATGCTTCTTGGAGGTGTTGTTGTGCTGTCGTTTACATCGACCGCGACCACCGCCTCAGTGACGAAGACGTGGAATATTGAAGGGTTTATTACCACTTCAGCAACAGGAGCCACGGGCACTGTAGAAGCTCATGGGTTGTTTAATATCGAACTAGGCGGCGGTGCAGCAGGCTCAGTAGCAGAATCCAGCTTCAACGATGCAGTAGTTGCGGCTTCCAGCGCGATTGATCTAACTGCTGCGGATGTGTTGAAGATGGATTGTTTGTTTAGCAGCTCTAACGCCAGTAACGCAATCTCTCAGCGTCAGCTTATTGTACAGGTGGTGAATTAATGAAACGACAGAACACTACAGAACGTGATGGTATGTTTGAGGGAAACTTTCCTGCAGTCTCTACGCAAGCGGGAGATGCTCCCACAAAGATGCAGACTGGACATTACGGTCACCAAACTCCCAATGAATACACTCATCTGAAGCGTCAAGACACTCAGCCGGGTTGGGATGGAAGTTTTACCGGAATTCCAATCCCTTCTCCAATCACAATGGAAGGTGACGGTGGTGGATCACAGACTAGTGGTCTTCCCGCTCCTTCCAATAGCGCAGGCTTCATGCTGCCTGACGAGCAGGGCTAAAAGGATTCAGGGGCAGAAACCAATCCCTGCCCTCGTTGGTCAGATAGGAACCCTCCTCCCGCCTATCTAGCTGTCCCTGAATATTTATTATGCATAGATCTGATGAGTTAATTAAAACATATTCCGAGCCTAGAGTAATTAATGAATGTGCTCTACATCAATACTCAGGTCTCGGAAGTAAGAAACCTCCTTCCTTCGGTTGTAAGATATGTAATGAGATTACCTTCTTCACCATTCTCGCACGTAAAAGCAGCAAAGGTTTCAATCATGCAGCTCTAGATGAACTAGAAGCCATGATTCACGCGATGTGCGAGCTGGAGGATGAAGGAAGCTTTGACTTTAAGGTAGAAGCGCCGAAATTCAATATCGAAAAGGACGCAGCCTAATGGCAGTATTTGCATCAGTATTACATCCCGCGCCAGAGAACAAGAACGGCACCATAGGTGCTGGAGTTTCGAGCGCAGAAATTAGTATCGGAAATAATCGCATCTTCATCTTAAACGCCGATCAAGACGTGATGATTAAATTCGGTAACACCGGAATGGGAGCAGCAGCCGCTACAGACTTCCGTATCATCGCAAACACCTACGCTCCATTCGATATGGGTCAGCAGGTCGGCTTCATCCGCCTCTTCAACAACGGCTCTTCCACGGCGAATTGGTTCATTCAGTATCTCTCTAAGGTATAATGGCAGGAATCGTACAGTCCACAAGCACCATAAGCGTTGGAAACACTAATCTAGCGTTTACAGGTAATAACACTGTAGGGAATTTTCTAATCATCGCAGTTTCTGCGCTTACTACAGGTAAAACCTTCACAGTAAGCGATACTGCTGGAAATGTATACAAATCTCTCTCTGCTATCACAGATACTCCAAATTCTGTAGAATCTCAAATCTTCTTCGTACCTAGTTGTCTCGCTGGAGCAAACACTGTAACCTTTACCCCCGGAGCCGCAGTAGCAACTGTTCTCGCGATTCACGAATTTTCTGGAGTATCTGGAATAGGCTTAAGAGCCAATGGAATAGGAACTTCTCCTAGTATCTCCTCAGCCGCAAGTAGCTGCTCTTCAGGATTCTCTTTTGGCTTTATCTCTGGCACAAGTACAGGTGTTATTAACACAATAACTCCCGGAACCGGTTGGACACAAGCCGAAGCTAACGTAGCCGCTCCTACATTCTTGACAGAATGGCGGATAGATGGTGGATTACTCGCTGCCACCGCAACAGTCGCAACGGCAAAAGGCGCGGTGTATTCTTGGACAGCAGAACTCGCTGCTCTCGGACACAGTCAATCTCAACTAGAAAGCTTTGGTTTCACCCAATGGACAGGCTGGTAGAGTTATACGCTAAGATGTCTGCGATCACTGGCCCGGTTTGTGCAACTCAATGTTTCCAGTATCGAGATAAACCCTTCCGCTGTTGTGAACGAAAATATTGTGAAGTAGCCCGACAATTCGCAAAGGAAAAATACAATGTCGAACTTCAAGAAACAGGTAACCCCGAACTTCCCTTCATGGGTGAGAATGGTTGCACCGTACCTTCCCATCTTCGCCCCATCTGCACTCTTCATGCTTGTCCGGTAAGTTACGCTCCAAGCTCAGATATAGGCGGTTGTAAGACGCGAACTAAAGAATATTTCGATCTCCGAAGGGAGATCTTAGCCGAGGCTAAAGCTTCAGATAAGGAAATAAATTGGCCGTAGTTGAATATCTTCTTCAGGTGGAAGACCAAAAAGGTCGAATTAAGTTTAGCGCTTATAACAACGTAAGCGATACTCCTACTAATGTGAACCCAGACTCTCCATGGGTACTGGTAGAGCTTGGATCTTCTATTAATATCTCTGGCACAGATCCAGATGGAATTAACACCTTTACTTTCACCGTAACACAGCCGTAAGGAATTAATGGATCCCAACACCCAAGGGCAGCAACCACAACTTTCGCCAGAGTTAATGCAGTTGGCGATGAATCCGCCTCCTCCCCCGGATGCGAAGAATCTCGTTCCGCTACAGCCGCTAGATGATAAGACTAAAGACACTCTTCTGGAGCTTGTCCCTAAACATCTGCGGCGTATGCGGAACTTTCGGCGTCAGTTCGACCAGAGATGGATTCAGTTCTATCGGCAGTATCTCTCTGTTCGGGATCAGCAAATGTATCCCGATAATATCACGCGTAGAAGCAACACTACTGTCCCGTATCCTTTGTCTAACGTAGAGACTATTGTTTCACGTCTGCTGGATGCATACTTCTCGTTTATGCCTTGGTTCGACTGCAAAGGTCACGTGATGCAAGACGACGATGCTAGTGAGAAAATGCAGATCGTGATGGAGAAGAAACTGAATATGGGACGGCTTATTCAGGCCGTGGAAACTCATGTCCGTAATATCTCTATCTACGGCTTTGCTGCGATAAAGGTGGATTGGGATTTCGGCTACGATCACATCATCTCCGCACAGGAGATGTATGCTATGCAGGATACCCCGATGGGGCCACAACCGATAATCAACCCCATGACCGGAAAGCCGATTGTAATCGGCTATCAACCAGTGGATACTAAAGTTCCTAGAAACTGCCCGCGCTTCACCGCGATGGATATATTCGACACTCTAGTGGATCCAGACGGAAACTTCTACGCCCATATCACCGAACGACCTTTTAGTGAAATGCGGCGTGAGATGGAGATGAATCCTAATCTCTATTTCCCCGACGGAATGCAACAGTTACTACAGCAAATTCAGCTTAGCGAGAAAGATCCCGACAGTGTGATCGTTCGTATGGCTGAGTTCTGGGACGAAGTAAACAACACCCGCACCATCATCACCTATGGAGAAGACGCAGATGCGATTGCTCTTAAAGATCAACGATTTGCTAATCGCGTTGGAGCAGCGTATCAGGCGTATCGTCGTAAAGTCTTCGCAGGACAACCAATAGTTCTTTATCACGGCGAGAATCCCTTCATGCATAAGAAGGCTCCGATTCTGTTCACTAGCTACATCAAGCTCCCCAACGAACTTTACGGTATCGGCGCGATCGAATGTATCAGTAATCTGAACGAATCTCTGAACAAATTCGTCAACATGATCGCGGACAACTGGAACCTCGGCATCAACCAACGTTATGCCTACGACTCCAGCGCCGACATCGACCATAAAGCTCTTGACAACGCCAACGTCCCCGGAGGTAAAGTCTCTGTAGTAGGTGATCCCTCTAAAGTAATCATGCCTCTTCCCACCCATACTCCCCCTCCAGAGAGTTTCGGCATCATGGAAACCTACAAAGGCATGATCGAAATGGGTAGCGGAATCAGTGACTTCTACAGCAAAGGGCTTGGCGCTCCTAGTGGCAACCGCACTGCCACAGGCATCAACAGTATCATGAACGAATCCAACTTCCGTTTCAAGATGTTTATCAGAAACTATGAAGTGGATATTCTTCAACCTCTTCTAAACATGGTCAGCATCATGATCCAGCAGTTCGTGACCGAGCCGGAAGAAGTATTAATCACCAAAGATCAACAGGGCGGTATCCCTAAATACTACCAAGTACGTCCTGAGGAACTTATTGGATCTTTTGACTTCGATCTTGTGGCTGCTAATTACAGCGAGAACAAAGTTATCCGGCAGAGGAATATCCTTGCCTTTGCCAACCTCGCCGCGCAGTCTCCGTACCTCAGTGAGTATCCAGCGCTTATGGAACTAGCGAAAATCTTCGAAATCCGCAATGCAGAACGTATGCTCAAGACTCCCGAACAGGTCGCCGCAGAACAGCAAGCCGCCCAGCAACAGCAGATGGAGATGATGATTTTCGAAAGCATGCTCAACACCGAATCTCAAGCTCGACTGTCTCAAAGCAAACCCACTCCCGGAGGTAAGGACGCTAAAACAGGTCGCCCGCGTAGCCCGATGATGCCAGAAGGCAAGATCCCCGGAGCGGGATTAACCGGAGCAATCAGAAGCTTCGCGCAGTCTCATGGCCTGAATGGAATGGGTCTGGAGGGGATGAGTGGACAATAAATCATCAGCGCATAAAACTCCCGTCAAGAACCTAGAAGCCCAGCTATATATCGTTCGACACGGGGATACAGATCTAAACTCCACCAGCGGCGGAACTGAAAGGTTCCGCGCTTGGGGGGATCCACCGCTGAATGAGAAAGGTTTCGAAAGTGCCCATCAAGCCGGACAGTTCCTCGCCGACAAAAACATCGGTCATATCTTCCATAGTGACCTTACTCGAAACGCACAAACTGCAGCCGTTCTCCACGCGTATACAGGTGCTCCCACTACACCCGTCCACGGGCTTAGACCATGGAACTTGGGAGATCTTACTGGACAACCAGTAGAGCCTAATCTGGATCAGGTTCAGGAATATCAGGAAAAAACTCCAGACAAACCTCTCCCCAACGGAGAAAGCTTTAACACTTTCCGGGATCGCTGGCATCAGACGCTACATACTCTAACCAATTTCAGTAAGCAGCAAAAACAGCCTATCGCTCTAGTCACTCATACTAGAAACCTAAACGAGCTAAAACACAGCATCAACAACGAGAAGATGAAAGTCAAGTCCATGCAGCCGCCGGGAGGAATAGTGCGGATGGATGTAGCCAACGGTCGAGTAAAGTTAATCGACGAAGATACAAAAGAGGGTCTAGCAGATGAACATAAACCTCAGGAGTAACATGCTCCCTAGTGTAGCGGCGTTTCTAGAACTATGGGACAACCCAGTGGAGTTTGTAGAGATTCGAGGTATTCCTAATCCCACTCACTTTCTAGCCACTGTGGTTATAGAAGCCCCCAACAACCCGCCACTGGCCATTCAAATGCATCCTATGCGCTTGGGGGTTGCATGAGCTGGTTTGAACCTAAGATCGAGAAGCATTATACAGTAATCGAAGTTGAGAAGAAACATCCTCTAACTGAGACCTCCGAAAGTATAGAAGCCGTCAGAACCCTCGAAGATCACCCCGGCTTTCAATGGCTTCTTTCCAAACTCCGTCTTCAAGCCTCTCGCCTTCAAAGCGAACTCCTTCAAGGCCGTCACAAAGACATTCGAGAGGTTGAATTCCTCCAAAGCGGTATCCAATGGTGCGGTTGGCTACAATCCCAGCTTGATTTGAACCGCGAAAAATATCGGCAAATGCGTCCAGCAATTCCACAAGAAGTGATGCATTTCCAAGACATCGAATCAACCATCGAGTTGATCGGTAACAAAACTCAGGCACAACCCGAGTAACTTCATCCCACAAGGAACCAAATGTCCAATCCCAACGCAAACGACTCTAACGCCCTAGCCCGTGCAGGTCAGACAGACTGGCTTAACGACGCTCCGGGCGGCGATGTTCCGTTTGATAAGCTCTTCGGCACCGAGCCGGAAGCATCCTTTTCGAGTGCAACTCCAACCTCTACAACCACTTCCACGCAGACAACTGTAACTGAAGCTCAGCAGACAACTGCTCCCAGCTTCGAGGAGATTCGTACCTCCACCGGAAGCGTTTACAAAGAGCGTGATGCAGTAATCAAAGGCATCGAGGAGAAAGACACTCTCATTCAGCAGCTTCGAGATCAGATCAAAGCCTCCACAGGTAATGATCCTCTTAGGCGACAAGAACCAGTTCAGACTCAGCCCCAGAGCTATCTTAGCAATCCCACAAGATTTGCTGATGACTTAGCTTCAGCCGCTAAGTCCGGTGATGCAAACAAATACCAGCAGACTCTTCTAGGTCTAATGGATGAATATTTTGGCCCTGCTAAGCCTTTGATTCAAGACTTCGCTCGTAACCGCGCAACCGAGCAGACTAGTGTTGAATACAAAGACTTCGCGACCTTCCGCCGTAGTGACGACTTCGGTAAAGTTCTCGAACGCAATCCAGCCCTCGGACAAGCTATTCGTGCTTCCGAAGAGAATATTCAATACGCACACCAGCTTCCTGAACTCTATCGCTTGGCTTATGAAAGCCACACCGCTCGAAAGCTTCCTGAATACGTGCAAGCGGCCCGACAGACTCCCGCTACACCCGTTCAGAATACCCGACCAACAGTTCAGCAGACTTCTTTAACTCCCGGTACCGCTGTGACCCAGCGCTCGGATTCCGAATCTCTGCGAACTTCAGAAGGCAGAAAGGAACTCATCGCTCGCTATCGCGAAGCGGTTGAGAATCTGACGTTCTAACAGTCTGAATCTTCTTCTAAAAGGATTCAATAACAAATGGCAGACGTAATCACAGTTACTTCTGGAACCGCTGGGAACAGTGGCAACGTAGCAGCTTCACTCATCACTTTCCTTGCGGCAAATCTCCTTGAAGTAGCCGAACTCAACATGGTGCTGGATCAATTCGGCGATAAAGTGCCGATTCCAGCCAACAACAGCTTGACAATCCGCTTCGTGCGTGAAGAGAAATTCACCGTAGCGGCAACTCCCACGCAGCTCACTCAGGGTCTTCCTCCGGATGCGGGCGGAATCACCCTTAACCAGTTCGAAGCCACTGCCGAACAGTACGGCGCTCTGGTTCGTATCAGCGATCTCGCTGAGCTTACCGCGAAGCACCCGATCGTTCAGCGGACTATCTACCTGCTTGGCTTGCAGGCGGCTGAAACTTATGACCAGTTGATCTTCAACGTTCTGAACGCAGCCACGAACGTGTATCGTCCTAACAATCGTGCGGGTGATACTTCTCTCATCGGCTCCGATCGTCCGACGTTCTTCGATCTGACCAGCTTGATGGCGCTTCTGCAGGATCAGGGTGGCAGGCCGTTTGACGGCGGAACCTACGTTTTCATCACTCCTCCACAGGTTCACGCGGGTATGCTACAGGATCCTGATTTCAAGGCTTCTGTCCAGTTGGCCGCTCCTGACCGCATGTGGCGTGGTGAAGTTCAGCAGCTCGGCGGATTTCGTATCGTGCGCACGAACGCTCCCGGCTTCGCGGCCACCTCTCAGGCTGGCGCAGGTCAGGCCAGTAAGGTCTATAGCTCGTTCGCGCTAGCACGTTATGCATATCAGATCAGCGATTTGCAGAACCTTCAGCTGTATGTCGTTCAGCCCGGTGGACAGTTCGATCCTCTGCAGCAGAGCAGAAAGCTTGGTTGGAAGTTCGCGTTCAAAAGCATCATCACGAACCAAAACTGGATCCGGCTTGTCCGCTCAGCAGGTCTTAACAGTATTACTAACTAAAACTAACAGGGAGGGGAGCAATCCCCTCCCAAGGACATAGAATGGCAAACATTGGTAAGAAAGCCCTCGACGAAGCACTTCCTGAACTGGAAGCCGCTCCTGCTGAGGATTTTGTATGGGTGGAGATTCCAGATCGCGACTTGACGGACTTCCCGTTTCAAGGCGTCGGAATCAACCAGAAACACTACGGCGGGCCTGAGGATCGTTTCTGCGACTGCGGAGATTATCCCAAATGCACCAAAACCAAGCGACATAAAGTTTCTCCTGACATCGCCAGAGAAATCAACGAGCGACTCGTTATCGCCCGTGCGATGGATATTCGATTGTTCAGCAACCGCAGGGATATGCAGTCACTGATCCAGCTCGTGAAAAACAACCCGAACTATCAGTACTTTGATCCCAACGTGGCACCTCGGTAATGGCCGAGTTTGAAATAGCAATCGAACGTACTCTTCAATGGGAAAGGGGTTATTCAATAGACCCTCATGATCCCGGTGGAGAGACTCTATTCGGTATTAGTAGAAAGATGCATCCCGAATGGAGTGGCTGGAGCAGGGTAGATGAGCTTAAAAAGCACTTCTCCGGCTCCGGCCTTACGGGAGTTTTAAACGCTGATGGAGGGTTGCGAGAATCAGCTAAACAGTTCTACGAGGAAAACTTCTGGGACTATGATGAGATTGAATCTCAAGCAATAGCTAATAAGGTTTTTGATCTTGGAGTTAATCTCGGTAAGCACACGGCTGTGAAGATGCTACAGCAATGTGCGGGAGTGAAGGATGATGGAATATTCGGAAATAAAACCCTCGAAGCAGTTAACGGATGCAATGGTGCAGTATTACTCGAGAAGTATGAAGGAGCCGTTGATATCTATTATAGAAGCCTTGATAACTTCTCTCGGTACGGAAAAGGCTGGTTAAGGAGATTATGGGACTCAGCATAGCAGACATTTTCGGTGGTAGTGTAGTGAGTGGGATTAAAGATCTAATCGGCCAGTTCCACGCTTCGCCGGAAGATAAGCTTAAGATGCAGGAGATGGTAGATGCGAATGCTGCTACTATCGCAACTGCTCAGATAGCTTATGACGAGAAGCTTAACGACATTGCAGGTCAAAATATCCGCACGGAAACCAGCAGTAATGACGGGTTTGTTCGTAGAGCACGACCTGCATTTCTCTGGATCATCAGCACTGCGATAGGATTTAACATTCTGCTGCCTTTATTTAGTCAACTCTTCGGCGGACATTTGCAGCCGATTCCAATCGACGCAGGTTATATCAGTCTCTTTAGCACCGCATTCCTCGGCTACACCGCCGCTCGTAGCTACGAGAAAAAGCAAGGAGTAGCTTGAAGCATTATATAGATCAAGTATTCGCCTCCACTGGAGCAGTACTTCCGGGTGCGGTGGTTACCGTTCGCGTGGCAAATGCCTCCCCCGGTACAGGAGCATTAGCCAATATCTATGCCGTAGACAGCACCGCAACTCCCATCAGCGGCTCTCAAGTAACCGCAGATTCCACAGGAACCTTCGATTTCTATGCTCCAGACGGACGATATGATCTAACAGTATCCGTCGGAGGCGCGACTAAGATTGTAGCGGATACAGAGATTTCAGATATAACTGAAGCTAATAACGGTGATTCTACGCATACAGTTACTACTCTCTCTACAACTACTGTCAATACTAGCACTCTTGCAGCTACAGGAAACATCACGACACGCGCAGCACTGTTGCTAGCGAAAGGCGACGGCACTCTTCCGGGAACTATTGCTAATGATACTGCAGGCGGAATAAATGTAACCACAAACGGCGGTAAGATTTGGGAATTTGCAAATGCTGGAGCATTGTCTTCTCCAGCTGGTAGCGGTGTACAGTTTAACGGCGGGTCTTCGGGAGCGGTATCTATTGTAGCACCAGCCGCAGCAGGAGCTAATGTATTAACCCTTCCCGCAGCGACTGATATTATTGTAGGTAAAGCTACTACAGATGTACTTACCAATAAGACATTAACCGCGCCTGTCATTAACGGAACTCCTACAGGAACTGGTATACCAACTGTTACCTTAAAAAAAGGTAGTGGAGGTGGAAATTATACAACCTCCTCTGCAACTTATGTGCAAGTAGATTCGACGAATCTATTATACACCGTTACTATCCCAACCGGCTGGAAACTAATCGCAACCGCAGGCGCGGATATAACCTCCAACACTGCTGCAGTGTTAGTATTAATAGCAATCGCAGACGGCGGGAGTGTGATAGTTGAATCTGGTGTTACACCCTCAGCCGCAACCGTTGTTTCTCGAATCAACTGTTCTACAATTATCACCGGTGACGGAGCATCGCATACGATTGATTTAAGATTCAGAACATCTAACGTCGCAGATGCTGCTGTTCTTACTAATATCACTTCTACACTATTACCTACAATGACGTTTTTACTCACACCTTCTAACTAATGCCTATCATATTTCCTAGTAGCGGTGGTAGCAGTGCAGGAGCAACCTATACTGCACAAGATATTATCAACGGAGCTTCACAAGATCTCCGTAGCCAACTCTCGACCAATAGTACGATTCTTCTGGATTATGTAGATAGAATCCATAAGGAAATCATCCGTAGCTCTAGATGGCCGTTTATGTTGTCATCCATTCAGCAGTTTATAACTGAACCGGGAATCTCCGACTATTGGATTGGCTCGACAGGTACTGGCCCGCAAGGTAGCGTGGATACGCTGTTGAATCTTACAGACATCTACCGGATTCAAGAAGATAGTGTTCTAGATCGCAGCAACAACCAACAACTCGGCAGAACAGATCAGCGTCCACCTAATAGCACGACCTTTGAATTTCCGGATGGTCAGTCTAGATCTCTTCGTCCTAGCAACTTTGCTCATGAAAACTACAGTGGACTTCTTCAACTCTTCCCTGCACCTAATAATCAAAACACCTACCAACCCGCCCCTGAGTCTCCAATCTGCACGACTACCGCAGGTGGGGCACTTGCACAACGTACTTACTATGTTAAGTACACAATTATAGATTCTACTGGTCTGGAATCAAACGCTAGTGCTCAGAGTACAGTGGTTACTGTGCCAGCGAATAATCTATTAAAAGTCAAGTCTCCAAAGTTCCCCTTAACCAGTGCGCGAGGTGTAACTTATGCTAAATACAAGGTTTACGCCTCTACAATAGTCGGTAGCGAATGCGTTCAGAACAGTAACACTTCCATCAACAGCGGCACAGACTTCACAGAATCCACCGGCGGACTCGCTACAGGTACCACAATCTTCCCAGCGGTAAATAATCTTACCGCAATGGATGGATACTTGATTGAGTTCCGCTACTACAAACAACGCCTCAAAGTAACCAGTGGTTCAACAACTCTTCTACTCCCGGACGATTATAAAGATGTCCTAATCGCAGGCGTAAACTGGTTAGGCTATCTATTCCTCAAAATGCCAACCGACGCTAAGATGTGGTTTGAAATCTATCAACAAGGCACTCGTGAAATCGTCCGCGACAAAAACAACTGGAATGAAGGCGGGTTTATGAAACCCGATGCTTCCACTCAAACCTTCCCTCCCGGACTTATACCCGGTTTCATCACAGGAAATTAATTGAACGACTACACAGATATTCTCCCGATTGGAACTCGTATAGCAGGCTATGCACCTCCAAAGGACGGCCCGTTTAAATGTGACAACTGCATTCACTTCGATCGTACTCCGGTGTTTCATTGCGATCATCCAGCGGTTCGATCTGATTATCAGATGAAGAAAGATTCTCAAGGCCGACCTCTAGTTATGCCCGACGGCTGCTGCACTTATTTTAGAAAAGCATAAGAATTTTTGAAAGCGAAGAACTAATTTGCCAGTTTATAAGGCACCTCTCAGACCGTATGATCCCGTAGTTCCGATGGAAGGTACTCGAAACTTTGAGTATCTAAGGGACAACTTCTACGGTGCAGGACAGGATAGCTATACTCAGCCATTCGCGCAGAATCAAGAATTATTCTCATCGCTGGAAGACATCATGCCAATCACCAACGGCGTATGTCAGATGCGATACGGCTATCAACTCTTCAACAATCCCGGAATTGGGGCTGTGAAGAACATGTATAGTTACCAGAATCTTGATGCGGGTATTAGAAAAATTCTTTACACTAGCGGCACTGCGGTGGATGTTTCTGCGGAAGACGGTACTGGTGTGGCTAGCGTATTAACTAGTACTACCACTAATCCTCGTTGCGTGGTTAGTCGTGATTATGCATTGTTCTCCCAGACTCAGACAGCGAATCTAACCGCTACTTCAAATCCGCACGGGGATTGTCAGAAATGGCACAGTACTCAAGGTCTTACCAATCTCGGTATCACCAGCGGAACTGCCGGTGCTCCAAATGCTAGTGGCCCTTTAACCCCCGGAACTACCGGCACAAATGGCGATGTAGGTACAACCGCTTGGACAAACCCTAACAACGCTAAAATCGAAGACGGAGTGTTTGCGACTGTTACATCTGCTGGCCCAGCTGGCCCATTTGCGGATGAGCTGAAATGCACTAACTTCGGCTTTGCAGTTCCATCTACTGCGGTTATTTCTGGAGTATTAGTAGAGGTTAAAGGCAAAGCAACTTTCACTGGCGCACAGATCGCAACCGCACATGGACAGTTGATTAAAGCCGGTACCGCTACAGGTAACGATCAGACTTTTAGCAATCTCTATACCACCTCTCTTCAATTCGGAAGCGCAGGCTCCTCTACTGATCTGTGGGGACTTTCTCTCAGTGCTTCAGATGTAAACGACGCTAACTTCGGCTTTATGCTTAATACGCGCATTCTAAACGTTGCTGGAAATGCGAATTTAAGCATCGACGTAGTTAGAATCACTGTGTATTATCTCGGGGGAGTGTCCATTAACTCCACCGCAGGTGCGGGTTCTATCACTCTAGTTGCTGGTCGTACATATACTGCTTCATATCGAAACAGTCTTTCCGGTCATTGGAGCGATTTATCTGTTTCTTCTGCTTCCACCGGCGCGATTACAAACAAATCAGTTATCGTTAATGTACCTTATCACGGTGATCCTCAAGTAGATTTGATCGCACTTCTAGGCACACTAGACGGTAACGATACTTCCACGTTTTATGTGATAAACTATATCACTAACATTCCGGGTTCTGCTGGAACATCTACAACCTATACTGACAACACCCCAGACGATACACTGGTTACTCAAAACGTCGCTTCAGAGGTAGATGATTTTGGCACAGTTCACGGGGCATTCGATAACTCAGTACCCACAACTGGACTTTCATTTTTCACAAAATATCGTGGACGAATCTGGGGCGCAGAAGATGCGACTCTATTCTTCAGTAAAAGTCTCGATGAAGTAACCACCAGCACAGGTTTAGTCGCGGGTCGTTATGAAGAAGCTTGGCCAGCAACAAATAGCATGGACGTGAGTACTCAGCGAGAGAGTATTCGTGGTTTACTTACGGATGGCGACGTGCTCTATATAGGCACAGAACGACATGTGTGGAGAGTTTCTGGTGACTCGCCTTCAAACTTCAGTAAGCCTGAAATCGTCTTTAACGAAGTAGGAGTGCTGAATCAAGATGTCTGGCAGATTGCTTTCGCTGAAGGACGCCCTCTAGGTATGCTCTGGATCACTCCAGATAAGCGTGTAATCATGTCAAATTTCGGTAACTACGAGGACGTAGGAACGCCGATTCAAGATATTCTGAACACTTTAAATCTCTCCGCAGGCTCGTCTGCTTGGGGAGGGTTCTTCAGTGAAGGAGCTTATGATATCTATATCCTCGCAATTCCAACAGGTTCCAACACCACCCCCGATACTTTCTGTGTATTCGACCTTCGTAGTCAGCGCTGGTTAGTATGGCACCCCACGGACTTATTTTCCTGCGGTCTGTTCAACATCGATGCAACTGGAACACCCCAGTGGTTGATGGGAGCTTCTACCGGGAAGGTATATCGCTTCCTTAGCACAGCCACTCAGGATCGTGTAAACGACACTCCAGTTGCGATTTCTCCAATGATTCAAACTCCGTGGATGCATCTCGGTTCTCCCACACAAGTGAAATCTCTCAACGAGATCGAAGTAATCACCGGAGATACTAACATGACCATCAACATCGACGGTGCTAGTATCTTCTCTCAAACCTCCAGTCCGAACACAGTAGTCTCTGGCGGAGTACTCACTAATTCTCCACGCGGTTTCAAAAAACTCTATCTCGCAGGAACCACTGCAAAAGATCGTTTCTATCGTGTTACCTTTAACGGCTCGGGTAATTCGGTAAACGTTCTGGAAGGCTACACAATAGAAGCCGTTCCGATCTTATACTAATGGCATTCGCATCCAGTCGCGGCGACGGTGGTGAGGGTACAGTAGATCAGGGAACAGGATCTTCTCCTGATCCTAATCAAATATCCAAATCAAGTCATCAAACTCAAACCGTTCTTAACGAACATTCTACACAAATACAAGGTCTTCAAGCCTTAATTTCCAAATTAATCAGGAAGAATAATCTAAAACTATGACTGATAGTTTGAATTTTGAACAACACGTAATCGACAGTTTAGCTCGTCTGGAAACCAACATGGCAACTCTTACAGGCCCAGAAGGCCGAGTGACAGTTCTAGAAAAGCGAGTACTTCAGCTTATAATCGGAACTGTTGTGTTAGCGGTTCTCGCGCTTGGGCCAGCGGTTGCAATAACACTCTTAAAATGAGCATTAAATCCGGTAACAACCCGTCTATAGATCTGACTAGTATATTTAGTCCTTCCAGTAAAGCTCTAGCTAGTATGAGTGGTAATCCATTCATCTCAGGTAAGAACCCTACAGGAGACATGCCTGCTCAAAGCGCTATCGCTGGAGGACTTATGGCAGGAGGAGCAGGTAATGCGACTCAAGCTTCTGGTCTACCCGGTATGATGCCACGACTAGGTTTAAATCGTCGAGGAGGTTTAAATCCTCAATTCGATCCTCAAACCTCTATGCGCCCAAGTATGATGGGCGGAAACTCTTTTCTACCATTTCAATTCTGAGGGCATATGATTCCTTTTATCCGTCCAGCTACTAAAGAAGAAGTTGAACCGATTTTAACCAAAGCAGATTTAACCCCTACCTCTTCAGTGTGGGCTTGGCCAAATAAAGAGCTTGTTGATCTAGCTGTGATTAGACAGTGTGTAGAAGTTGATCCGGTTATATTCGCAGAGAATTCCGGTAACCAACGTAAAGCTATGTTCTTCTGGGGGCTTCTTAATATGCTCAAGGCCACAGGGACTAATGAGGTTTATTTCGATGTAGATGCCGAAAACAACGAAGCTTATATTGAGATACTTGAGAAAATGGGAGCTAAAAAAACCACTGAGAAGCCTCAGTATAGATTCAAGATGGGACTTTAATGAGTAGCAAACAAACTACCGATACTAAAAGCAACACTGCATTTCAGTTTGATCCCAGCAGTATGCAGGCATATCAAGGCAATCTTGCTACGGTTATGCCGTTTCTGCGCCAACAGGTGAATAATCCTTTTGGCAGTGATGCTTTTAATCAGGAAAAAACAATCAGTCAAGATCAAGCGCGTAGGGTTGGACAGCGCAATATGTCCAATGTGATACAGAACGCCGGTGCTTTAGGCTACAGTACTCGTAGCGGAATAGTCAACTCTATGCTTAACCGTGCAACAATGAATACCAATGCGCTACAGGCGCAGGGCTTCCGAGGTGCAATAGGTAATGCGGTTAACCGTCAAATGCAAAGTGCTGGAATGCTCGAAAGCTATCAGCCGTTGTTGACAGGGAGTAATTCCAACTCGCAACAGGTACAACAGACAAGCGGTCTAGGCACATGGCTTCCACAGCTCGCGGGAGCTGCTATCGGTGCAGGAGCTAGTGCTCTTACCGGAGGCGCAAGCTCTGCGGCTAAAGGTTTAGGCTCATTCAGCAACATCTCTCAACCTTCCAGCATATTCGGTGCTCCTTCCGGCTTCCCCGGAATGAACGGCGTGATAGGCGCATTCCCCGGAATGAACTCCGGCGGAATGCCTAGTTTCTACGGCACAGGCTACGGCTACAAAGGATAAAACATGGATCTAGATATGATGCAGATGATGGCTCTTGGAGGTTCACAAGCTGGTGATCTGATGGCCGCCAAGATCTCTGGACTTCCACATGTTAATCCTACAAATTACATGACAGGATATGAACAGCGAAGCGCTCTACGCCAAGCTCTTCATCCTCGTGTTAGTGGCGGAAGAATGGCACGAATGGTCTCCGGCTCTATGGGAATGCCTTCCGTCGGCGGCGGGATGGATCCTTCCAGTGTAACTGACCCTTCTGTCGCAAATAACGCATTACAACCTTACGGCTTACAACTTCCCACGCATACTAATCCCTTCTTGTTCTTCAACGACCAGAACCAAGACGGCTCCCCTACATGGGCAGGAAATCACCCCAAAGTAGCTAAAGCTATTGAAGGTGCAATGATTGGTGCGACGACTCCGGGAGGTGTTACTACAGGAGAATCTATCTCCAACGTAGCTAAGACTGTGCTAGGTATGCCGGGGATGTATAAAAATTCTCAAGCCGCACAGATGCAAGCGCCGTTTGACATGGCATCTCAGATTAACGGTTTACAGAAAGATCAAGCAGACATGCAGGTAAAGCTTGCTCAAGCGTATCACATGTATGCTACTGGTTCTGCGGCGCTAGATAAGCCAGTTAAGAATTACGGAGGGCAAGTTTATCAAGATAGTAAGAATCGGCCATACCAAATTAATACCGTTACCGGCGCGGCTGAAGCTCTTGACGGTAAGTCGGATCCGCTGGAACTCACAGGTTCTACAAAGATCGGAACACCTAAATCCGCAGATTCTAACTCATATCCCAAAGGCGTTTCCACTGTCGGGGAGAAAGCTGCATGGAACGAATACAAAGCTAATGGCTTTGAAGGTGATCCGAGAACTGATAAGAACTGGAACAACAGAGTAATGGCTTGGCAAGGTAAGAATGCAGCTGTTACAGGATTCTCTGGAGCTGCTGCTCGCGGAGCGGGTAATCAAGCCGCAGGTGGTGTCTCACAAGCCGACGATAAAGCTCTCAAGGCCGCAGAAGACGACGCGAAGGTTAAAGAATCTGCCGCGAAGGAGAAGCTTAAACCTTCAGCATTTGCTGATGCAAAGGATCCTCTCGCTGCAATGAACGCGGAAACCCAACGCCGTCAGGCCGAAGCTAAAGCCGCACGGCAGAAATTCAACGACATGTCAGCAAATGTAAGCTCGCAGCAGCCTTCCAGCAAGACCGGCGGAGTCCGACGTAAAACTATCATCCATCCAAACGGTGCGGTAGAAATACAATAATGCCTGATAATCCTTTTAGCAACTACACTCCTGACGACCAGAACGACATCGCCGACCAGCTTAGGTCGGCTTTGTCTACAGGGAAGCTTAATCCTGCTCAGATTCAAGGTGTTCAGAATACGCTGAAATTTCTTCCTCAGTCCAAAGCCGCTTCGGCGGATCAAGTCGATCGGACGATCGGTTATGGATCTCTACGTCCAGCTCCTCAACAGAAGTTCTCTGACGTGATGTATACTGATCCCCAATCAAAGCTCTTTGGCGGTGCAGTAACTAGCCCGGATAAAAAGTACATAGCACCGCAAGGCCCGCTGGTCAACGTCAAGAACGTCCCAGCAGCTCGTCAAGAACTACAAACACAGCTTGGAATGCGCGCTAAAACTCTTGCTGGAGATGAAGCAGGAGACTCCACAGGCGGAGCTTTGATGGAAGGGCTTGGTAATATACCAGCTCTTACCGGAGAGCTTGGTGGAACTATTGCTTCTTTGCCTTTTAAGAAAGGCTCTGATGCGGAATCTGTAGCACGTGCAGGCGGAAAATTCTTCGGCGGTATGGCTGGAGATCCGATGACCTATGCTCTAGCTGGAGCAGGCGGTCGTGCGCTTGGAGTCGGCTTCACAGCTATGGCGGCTAAAGGTGCTTATGAAAGCGCTGGACAGCTGGGAGAGGTTTGGGATCGAGAAGACATTCCGAGGGATCGCAAGATCGAACTCGGGACTAACATGGTTCTGAATACTCTGATGGGCGGAGTAGCAGGTCTTCATACAGTTAAGAGCTTCCTCGACACAATTCCCAACACTCGTATCCCTGTAGAAGACAAAGCAGAGATCCAGCAGAAAATCGAATCCGAATGGCAGCAGATGCCTAACGGACAGATGAGACGCCGTGTTGCTCAACCGGCTGTTACCGCCAATACAGTAGTCAACCGCGCCACCCAAGGTGGCAATCTTTCTCAACAGTTCCCAGAAGGCAGCTTCTATAACCGTCAAATCTCCAAGAAGGGTCAGATTCCTGTCTCCCCGAAGCCTGAAGCCTCGGCTCCTGACGGGAGTTCTATCGCTGATGATTTAGCGACAAAACAATCCGCCGCTGAAGGCTTCCATGCTCCTGATGATGCGCGTCCTCCTTCCAAGCTGGAGGAGATGGCCATCATGGGCGGCACAATCTCCCATGCGGTGCTGGAGCCTAAAGCTCCCAAAACCACCGTGGACGTAGATGCTGCAGCCAAGACTCTCAAACCTGACACCAACTATACAGACGCGGCCAAGGCAGAGTGGACAAAGACTAACCCGGACAAGCCGCTGGATTATAGCTGGCTCATGCGCCGGGCTCAGGAGTTGAAAAGTGGTAAAGCTGATCCGACGCTTAAACCATCAGCGGACAAAACTCCCGTCCCAGAACAAGTCCCAGCAGTAGCGGGCGGAAGCACAGAGTTAACTCCGGCTGAACGTGCAGAGCGAATTGTAAAAGAAACCTACGGCACAACTACATCTCTTCCAAGTAAATTCTCCCAAGCTGAATATAATGCAGGAAAGAGTAATACTTGGCTTTTTAAGGATGGAACTGCTTCTCGGGGAGCTAATTTCGAAACAGGCCATTACCAAATGGCTGAAACTGGTTTAGAACGTAAAGCAGCGTCGAATGAAGATGTTCGCGGCACTTTTGGTAGACTCACTGGAGCTATTCGTACAGGCATAGCTGGCGCACCTAGGTCTATGCCGGATCTTCCAGATTCTACTCACATCAGTGTGTTTTCTAAACCTACTAGCGCGCAGCTAAATAAGTTAGCGGGAAGTACAAAACACTTTGAATGGGAGTTAAACCACAACAATAAAACAGTAGCAGGGCGCGGAGACTTTACAACACTATCCAAGGCAGTAGATAATGTTTACGGTGTAGATCTCACTCCCCGTGAGAAGGCTAATCTGCTCAAGCCAGATCGTAGCGGGGTTACAGATCTTCGTTCTACCGATCCAGACACCCGTCACGAGTGGATCAACATGAAGTCCTTCATGGAGATCGGTGGCGCTAAAGACGCAGCTGATGCTATGGTTAAAGCTCGGCAGATCTTTGGCCCGGACAAGAAGTTTACAATCAATAGCTATCTGGACAAGGATGGGAATTTGCATCATGGAATTCAGAGCTTGTTGGATGAATCCGGCACCAAGATCGCAGAGCATCCCCAGCCCGGAGAGGCTTCTCCACACTTGACAGAAGCCGCAGAAGGCAGCTTCCGGAACATCCAAGACAAGGAAGGAAAGTTCAACGAGTTAACAGGCGGTAAGCATTCAGAAATTCTAAACAGTCTCTGGGATACAGTTAAGAAGACTCTTCCCGATTCGCCTCATGAAGCTAAGCTCGGTCTCTATGAGAAGAGTCTCGACTCTCTATTGCGTTCAGCCAGAGATGCCAAGAGCGTCTCGGACTTCCAGAAAGCCTTTGACATCGCCGGTAAGAAATCCGAAGGCGGCTTCGCAGCGCCTTTCGGCAAGCAGCGTCTCTCTCCCGCTGATGCGGAGAAGCTCGCTCGCGCACATGCGGATATCACCATTAGCCGTTGGGAGAAACTACCGGATAGTGCGCTGACTGGCAAGGCAGCTACTAAAAAGCTTACAGATCCTGCTCTTCGGAATAGTGTCCTAAACTCCAACGACCCGAAGATTCAAGCTCGGTATGATGCGCTTCTAGATCGCAATAACAAGCTTCGTGCTTCAGATCCTATTGCTGTGCTTGGCCACACCCTCGACGGACACGATATCACTCCCG